CGCCTTGCTTTGAGTACGCTCGCACCAATCGATCATCGCCTGGAACGGCTCTTGCGATCCTTGAGCCGCATCTTTAAACTCGATGTCCATGCCTTCAGGGATGATACCGGCAGCATCATGGCCAATAGCAAGCACAGCCCTTAACAAGGTTGCCTTTTCATCCTCACCTGATCCACCGGGGTATTTACCTAGGCGAAGTGGCAAGCCGTAAATTTCAAGGAACTCAGCCAGATCTCGCACGCTGTAATTCTTGAATAGATATGGCCATGCAAGTACGCGGTGCAGACCGGCCCGGGCAATATAGCCAGACTTGGCTTTGTGAATATGCTTAACCCAGCCAAATGGCTGAAGCGCCTGACCGTTTAACGAGTTATCGCGTAAGCGCAGCTCTGTGCGTGTTTCGTTATCTGTTTTGAACCAGCTTTGTGGTTTGTGCGATATCTCTTTTGGTAGCCATGTGCGGCCTAACAATTGCCACTCAATTTCCTGACATGAAAAACCGTGGCCAATCGCATCAAGCGCATCAAGGATCACATCTTCAATATTGGCAATATCAAGCACCAGCTCTTTGGCTGCAGCTGCAATCTTTTTCTCTTTGGCGCTTGGGTTGCGTGGCGGCTCAATATCCCATGTTATTTTCAGCAAAGCACGCTTACGCTTGCTCATCTCTGAATAGATGTGGCCGTCTTTTTCTTCCATGTCCAGGAATAGATCATGCTGGGCGCGAATATCTCCTTGCTCTGCATTTTCCATAATCCTGGCTAGTTTGATTGGCGTTAAGCCTCGGCTTGGATGCCCGGCAAACTCATGATGCAAACCGCCAACTTTGGCGGTCTGCGCTTCTTTTAACTCCAGCTTTTTAATTGGCTGACCGTATTGATCCAATATCGCTACCATGCGCCACCTCCTGTTGATTCTCTACTTGATTTACCTGCGCCCTGGTAACTCATACCGCTACCCATTGAAAGGCAGGCCGCCCACAGCATTTGCAGCGCGTCTGGGCCATCGTCATGGTCTGCCTTTGGCCAGTGCCTTAATTGCTCAATTAATGTGTGCAGGCTAGGGTGCAGCCTGATCAGGCCGTTTGCCATATGCGGCTGCATGCTTTCAATACGCAGCTCTTTATCTGTTGATGGTGTAACCCCGCGTGCTGGTACCGGCACGTGTCTGGCAGCAGAACGCTTTACCAGCTCGGTACGCATAAACTCCTGAAACTGCACAGATTCAACCAGCCACAGCTGACACTTGTATTCAATTTGATAACTGATCACATCTTCAATAATGCGGTCAGGCAGGCGTTTGCGAATGCTGGCTTCTACTACATCCAGTATGCCGGTGCTGCGGTTATAGCCACCCACGAGTATTGCTGAAGGGTCACGGCCTGCACCTTTTTTACCCAGGCTTGGGTCGCATGCGCCGTAAAATATCCAGTCGTTAAGGCGGTTAACCCAAAAAGTAATGCACTTGGCAAATGGTGCGTCATCGTCACTTAACGGGTCGTTCTGCAGCTCTGAGTCAAACGCTGCGTGACCATCACGTGCGCGAATTGTCATCAGCACCACCAGCGGTCTAGCTGTTGGCCAGCTCACTTCAGCGCCTGCATCCATATCAGGCTTGTGTGCCTGGTAAAAATCTGCAGCAGCTTGCTTGCCTACATTCAGCAGCAGCTCTTCCCATCTATCCCACAGGTCCATTCTGTTTGGCCAGGTGATCAGTGCGCGGAATTTCTTACCGTTCCATAGCGGGTTTTTAATCAGGCGTGATAGCACGCTGTCGTAGTGCAGAATGGTGCCGATGATGATCACATCAAACTTTTCACCTGGCTCACCGAGTTTAAGCACGGCTTTATTGATCCATGCTTCTAACTTGTCGCGCTGGGCTGGGCTGGCAACGTTCTCATCATTTTCAAGGTCATCGCCCACAAACAGGTCAGGGCGGTACGGGCCATGTCTACGGCCACGAATACGCTTGCCGCTGCCTACAGCCTCAATTTTGATATTGTTGGCAGTCAGTATCACCTCTGCACGCCAGATACGGCCTTGGCCTGTTGCCTCTGGATAATCCATAATCAGGCGTGGGTTATAGGCAAACTCCGCCTTGATCGCTTCCAGCATGATTGCTGCCTGGTCGAAAGCATCCATGCCGATAATCGGGTAATGCTTGCGGCCAGTGATCACGCACCAGATCACAAACAGCTGTGTAGTGATGGTTGATTTAGCCTCGCCCCGGGGCGCTGCCAGTGCGTCTGTTTCGCTCTCTGTGCTGTTTACAATCTCAGGCAGGCGCTTGTATAGATGGTCATGCAGAATGCTGTTGTCTTTTTTAACGTAGTGCGGAAAGTACGATTTACAAAAGAACTCAAAGTTATCCTGTGCCTGCAAACGGCGCAGACGTGCGCTTTCAGGGTCAGACTTAAAGCCTGAAACGTCCGCCTCAATCTTGTTGCGTAGTGACTGACCAAGCTCTGCAAGCTGCTCTAAAAACTCTTTGCTGTTCTTAGCCATTTATTTTTCATCCTCAAATAATTCAGGATGCAGTACTTCAAAAACATCTTCAGTTGCATCTAACACAACCTCATGTTCAAGTGACTGTTCAATCGTTTTAAAACCGCTTTGTATACAACTGGAAACCCTGTTGTAGTCTAACTTAGGTATTGTTTCAATTTTCATGGCCACAGATATTCTGCCGTCCACCTTGTCAGCAATTCCACGCAATACGTTACCGCAGCGCTCACCTAAATTTTTTGGATCGCCATTAGCTCTAAACATCCAGCTCCAAGTACCTGCCTTACTCACCCGAACACCCCGCTGATTTTCTCGCCGAATGGTTCTAGCATGTGCAAGAATGGCTCTGTAAGCTCCGGGTGCTGTTCCTGGATAAAGCTGGCCAGCATCTGGAGCACTTCCATTGCGACGGCCAGCTTGTTTAGTTTCGGGTTCGACTTGGCCGCTGCACTCATGGCTTTGTTATAGGCATCACTCAAGCGTGACAGCGCCTCGGCTTTAGCCATTGGCGTGCCATTTACATCTGACTTAAGTTGCTCGATAGTGCTTTGAAATAGCGTCATAAACTCTTGCAGCACCATTTGGCTCACAGCCTCATGCCCTGCACCTGCGATCATTGATGCAGTACGTGCTTTATCCCAGTCATCGCCGTCAGCTTTAGCATCACGCCGCCATCGGCTGGCAGTGCCAAAGCCAATGCCAACCTGCTCGGCAGCTGCCTCTAGGCTAAGCGCCTTATGTACATAAGCGCCCCGTAGAGCGCGACGGGTTTCTTCACCGTAAGCCATTAATGAATCCCGGTAATTGTTTTTAATTTCTCAATGGCAATAGCCATGCCAATGCTGATGATGCCGCCAGAAATAGCGCCATTCAATGCGGCTTTGTTTTCAACTTTTCGCAGGCGTTCATCCAGGCCATCCAGCTTTTTTTCAAAGCTTTCTTTTTGTTCAGCCTGCCCACCAATCACCAGATCAAGCTTGCCCTTGATCTCCCCCAGCAAGCGGCTTTCATCTGCATTCATTATTAGTCTCCATTATTAAGGCAAGCGCCCATACCGTTCATTAAAGTCTTTACACTCTGTACAAAGTCGCACGCCCGGGTAAGCTAATCTTCTCGCCTCCGGTATTACCTCACCGCAACTTGGGTTTACACATACTTCTGCAGCTGGCAATTTCCCAGCTTTTGAAATCCTGTCTCTTACTGTTTTTATACTGGTTGTCCGTTCATCCAGTTCAAGCAGCTGTGCTCTATCTTCAGGTAACAATTACCACCTCATCCATGCGCCGGTACCAATAAAATAATCTGTGCCTTGTACGCCTGATATCGGTTGATCTACCGAGCCAACCACACCAAAATGCAAAGCCTTAACCTGAAACGCGCCTTGTTTAACTTCCAGCCGTGCTGTTGGTTCACCGTTCTTAATGCCCATATACAAGCCAGCTTCACCGTGTGGATCTAAAGCCAGCCACGGCATTGGGTCGCGCTTAACAAAGGTCTGGCTTTCGCCTGTATCGGTATTGATCAGCGTAGTGATGGTTTGCGGGTGATCGTCAGCCGGTACCTGGTTAGATGCGATCACATCCAGAGCAGGGTTATCTTGAATAATCTCAGGTAGTTTTATGGTGTTTTTAACGGCAGCAGGGTAGACCTTAACGGTCTTAGCCTTGATAGGCTTATCAACTTGCGGCTGCTTTTTAACCTCTGGTGCCGGAGTGGCAACGACGTTTAAACCAACGGGGGCGGGTGGCTGTTTATGTTTGAATGCGCCATAAAATACAGCGCCATACGTAACAAGTAAGACTGCAACTAGGATGGCACCGAATACAACCAAAATGATTTGACCTAATTTTTTAGGCCATGCGCTTGTGCTATCCAATAGCATGCTGACCTCCACTCTCCGGAGTGATTGGTGTTAAGCACATGGTACGCTCAGCCTGGCGGCGTTTAGTCAGGCCAAATACTGGCACCAGCTTGCCGTTAATTCTGGCTTTGTTATAAGCTAGTATGCGGTCACACGCATCGGTATACCTGCCCTCATTCAGCACATCGATCAGGTATTTGTTTCTAGGCAGGCCGGACCTGCAAAAATTACCAGCGCCCACGTTATAGGTCAGTGAGGTGAAGGCGTTGTATTGGTTTTGATTGAGCGGTACTTTTACACAGGCCAGCACAGCCTTGCCATGAGCGGTTAGGCTTTGCTTAAGCAGCGCATCACATTCTTGTTTGCCGTAGATTTTATCTTTAACGATGTCAGGCCCTGTGTAGCCGTTGCATACCGTGACCACACCGCCAATATCTTTATATGGCACTGGCGAATTACCTTCCCAGGTACCGACAAAGGCGAGCATTGATGCGACTGTTAAGCCTGCTAATAGATTTTTGTATGACGCTCTCATGCCCCCAATGGTATGGGGTGAGGCTGAGTATTGCGCTACTGAACTGCTTCAGTAAGCAAAAAGGGCGCTGAACAGCACCCTTTTTTAAACTACGCTTGTTTTATTTTACTGTCAATCAGCTGTTATAGTCTGTCATTGAGATAACGATACCTGTAGAACCTAAAATGAAAGCCTTATTGTAGATCTGCATGCCGCCAGATTCATTTTTAGCCCTGAATTTATAGCGTACAACATAGTTGCCTTGCCCAGTTTTAACAACCTTGCTCCACTCAATACGCTCAATAGACTTAGGATCGTTAAAGTTTTTCTCTAACCAGTCTTCAACTTGGTGAACGCTGCCATCATATGATGAGTTCAATACAGGCTCTTCTACTTCTGCAACAACAGGCGCTGCCTCTTTTTCTGTGATCGCAGACAGAGCTGAAGATAAAGGAAACATTGCCAGCGCTGCAATCAAAAGGCCACCTAAAACAGACTGAATAATAGACCATTTGTATTTAGTGCCAACAAATATCAATGCCGCCCAAATTGCTACAAACAAAACGATTTGTAAATTCATTCTTTGCTCCCGATTTTATCTAATTCGCTTGATGGTATCTCAATATATTTAACTGGTTCCCGTAAGCACCCGTCACTGGAATCGACCATTACTCTTGTTGGTTCTGGATTAAAGTCATATTTTTCTAAAGCACGTGGGTAATTTACAATAATACGGGTCTTATCATCCGGATCAGGCTGGACTAAAATTCCATTCTGTATACCGGATGAAACCATATTCATAAGCGCGGTTTTTATGTCAGAAATGCTTACATCATTGATTTTTTGACCGCCAAAATCTCTGAATAAAAGCGTCCTTAAAGACGCTTTTACCTCATTCATATAAAGCTTTTTTAACGCTTTTTTAGCGCGGCGGTATGACATTCTTCTGATTTTTGCATTCATAATATTCCCATATTAAAACAACTGTGTCTGCCCGTCATCCATTTCAGTTTTTTTCAGGATATTCCACACCTGGCGATCACTCAAACCATATTCACGTGCAAGCTGTTCTACAGTATTGCTTTCGCTAAACCGTTTAACAATCTCGCGGTCTCTTTTTTGGCGTAGGCCATCGGCGCAGCGCGGTATGTAAACGTAGCGGCTGGCACCTATAGCCTTGATTAACTGGTGCAGTTTTTCCATGCCGATGATCACAGCCATTTCGTGCTGTTCAACCGCGTTTCGCATGGCTGGTAATCGCTGTGTAGTGCCGCCAAACGCGTTAATTAATTGCAGTGTGGATGATTCACCAATCACTTCAATAACTTCGTCCAGCGAGGCTGGCAGCTTGATTGTGCACTCGTATGAATTATGTATTTTAACGTTCACCTGTCACCTCGCTACGTTTAGCTTGTTGTTTTACCAGGGCAGTGATCACACCGCGCAGCTCTGCCGCATTGCACCATTGCAGGCGCTCACGTTTAAACATTTGTTTGGCAATACCATCTGCATAATTCCATGACAGCTTCATATCAGTTAACAGCGCACCAATTTTGGCGATAAGCGGCTTTTTAATGTTAGTTACTGCAGGCTTGGCATGTGCGTTAAAACCGCGTGACTTCATATGCTCAAGCACTTTTTTACGGCCAGCATCGTCAAGGTCAGCAGATGAATGCACACGTGCCAGCGTCCACAGCATGGCGCGGTAGGTTTCTTCATCAAGGCCAAGCTGTTTTCTGGCGATGTGGATCTTCGCCAGTTCGCTAGTGCGGCTGTTAACCTTGGCTTTCATTATTCCAGCACCACCTGTATTGATTCACATACCTTGCAAAGATGGCTGATAGCAGCCTTACCGCTTGCCCAATCTGGCATATAGGTGACGAATTTCTTTTGATAGCGCGCATCCTTGGCCACTGCACGTTTTCCAAAAATCTTCTCCATTCTGGCTTTTTCAGCAGCTGAGTAAATTGGACAAGCTGACTTTCTAAGAAACTTTTGCTCCGGGTGTTCTTGAGTTGATGAAACCCACAAACCTTTGAACTGACCGTTAACGTATGTCATAACGCGATAGGACAGACCACCCTTTAAACTCTGCACTTGTAGGTCTATCTTAAAGCCGTCACAAATCAGTTTCACCGATCCCCAGGGAGAGGTAAGTTTTTGTGCCAAGTCAGTCTTTTGTTCTTTTGTCAGTTTCATTTAAATAAGTCACCATTAATATTTAATTCATTCGGTAAATTGTTATATGCACCTTTTGCAATACCTCTGCGAATAGCACTGTACTTATTGCTTACTGTAGCTGGATGAATGCTAAGCACATGACTAATCTGATCATTACTATCTCCAGCTAACTTCATGGTAAGCACTGTAAGTTGAATCTTTGTTAAGGGCCGCTGTTTCATATTATTTCTCGCTAAAATCATCTTGTGATGTTCCCCCATGCTGCATCTGCACAGGTATCTGCTAACCATCCGCCGCATTTTCTGCATCTAAACTGCACTGATGCTGGATGGTGGCCTTCGTAATGTGGCCTTTTACCATCGTTTCTACAGGTTCTTTCGCTATCAATTTCAACATTGATAGCTTCACCACAGTTACATTGCGATTTAATTATTTTTGACATATTGTTATTCAATAAAAACCATCTCCCACAGCACACTATTTAATGTAAAAACTACATAAATTAATGTACTGTGAATGAGGGTTTATCCTATGCGTTAACCGCATCCTTAAGTGCTTTTACAGCGCTGAACTTAGGCGCTTTCTTGGCAGGTACCGCAATCTCTTCACCAGTTCGTGGGTTGCGTGCTGTACGCGCTGCGCGTTCGCTCACTGATAATTTGCCAAGGCCAGGCAATGTCACTTCACCGCCTGTATATAGTTCTGCCTTGGCAACATCGGCTTGTGCATCCAGTACAAACTTGATGGCGGTTTTTGATACGCCAGTGTTGCTGTGGTGGCCTGCAATTGCATCAATTAATTCTGCTTGATTCATCTTTAATACCTTTCTTGGTTGGTTGATTTTTTTGAAAGGCTTTAGTGATAAAGCCCTTCAGAAAAACCACCAGCAGTGCTAGTGATCGTATAAAAAAGTTACTGTTGCCGTGATCGCAAGTGCTGATATCCAGTAGCAGACATCAGCCCACTTGCACTCATAAGCCCAACGGCAGGCATTCAACAGGTAGAGCACCATAATCAGGTAGTTGAATGCCTTAGGGTCGGTGAGCATGGCCATCTAAATACCTAGATGTACATCATCGGTTTGGTTAGGGCCGATTGTCAGGCTGTTTGCATATGAAACGGCCTCATCATGCAAGCTTTGTAAAACTGCCTCGCCAGCTTCATCGCTAACATCATCACCACCCAGTTCATACATAATGGCAAGGATCGCAGCTGCACCAGCATAAAAGGCCATCTCTGTTTCTTTAATCTGCACTTCAGATGCATTCTCAGGCAGCAGCTCTAAGTAGCTATCGCACTTTGATTTGATATTTCTCATCAAGCACCTGCCACATCTAGCGCGATTGCTGACCATTTGTCACTGTCACCAACACGCTCATACACGCGCACATAGCTTTTGCTGCCAACTACCTGGATTGCATCGCTGATCGCCAGCATGGCTTTCTGCCATTTCTCATCAGTGATATTCAGGCGGCGCAAACCAAGCACACGACCAATGCTGATGTTGCCTTCTTTGTCGACCTGAAATGCATCGTTAACCAGTGCGCGGATGTTGGCATTGGCACCCTCTGACCATGTGTGAATGCAC